TGCAGGTGGTGTCTTTCGAGCTCCTATTGAAGAAATAGATCCTGGGTACCCAACTAAAATTCAAGTCACTGCTCATGGTTTACCAGATCAATCACCAACACCCGTGATTATCTCGGGAGTTGAAGGCATGGATATTCTAAATAGTAAAAATTTAGCAATCATGCATGCCACTTATATTGATGAAGATCATTTTGCAATGCCCGTAAGCACAGTGGCTTGTGAGTGGGTTATTGGTACTGGTGAAATTACTTATTATCAACCAACAGACATCACTGACATGACCTTTAGGGCCCAGCTAAGATCCAGGGTGCATAAAGAAGAAATCCTGGCTGATCTGACTACTGCTAACGGTAAGATCATTACTGTTGAAAACGACGCTTCAATCCAACTCTTCCTTACTGCTGCAGAGACAGCTGCTTTAAAATTTACAAAGGCTTATTTGGACTGTGAAGCTATTGATGCTGTTGGAGGTGTTCAACGAGTATTTTCTCTAGATATTGAAATGATCCGGGAGGGAACTCGATGAGTGATCTACCTCTCAATCTTGTATATCTCCGACCAGATCAACCAGGAATCCCGGTTGACTATATAAAATCAATTGAGAAAGCAGGGCTTGTTACCCTGCCTCAGCGATATTTGGCTATGTACACTCTTGGAGGGAATCCTTCAATTGGATCTACAGGGCCCCAGGGTCCACAAGGAGAGGATAAAAACAGTTGGTTTGATACCATCATAGCCTCAGCATCAGATGAGTTCTCTCCGATCAATACAGGCGGTCCTAAGACACACTTCCGAGCACCATATCCTATGGATCTTACTGAAGGATATGTGCGTTGCAGTCTTTCAACAGCACCTGAAGGATCTGCAATGATTATTGATGTTCATTTGAATGGAGTAACAATATTCTCAACACCTATCTCCATTGATCCTGGTTCAAAAACTTCTGTAGGATCTGTTGCTCCTGCTGTACTACAAACAACGTACATTCCTGACGATGGAGAATTCACAGTATTTGTTGATCAAGTTGGATCCACCTTAGCTGGCACAGGTCTGAAAGTAGCAGTTACTGGCATTAAAACGGAGTAACCGTCGATGGCTGCGATTTATATGTGGTCTGGGAATAGTGAGATAGTTTTAACTACTACACTTTATCCAGTAGATGTTAGCGAAAGCGTTTTAGTTAGTGGTGCTGTCAGTCATGGATATCTAATACCTGTAGCGTCTGATTCACTGGAAACAACTGCCAGTGTAATTGACATGACTTACATACAAACCAGATGGTTTTTTGAAGATGGGCCTTATGATGATTCATTAGAAACTACATACGATGTATTGGATATGACTTATATCCAGACTCGCTGGTTCTTTGAAGACGGACCTTATGATGATTTATTTGAAACTAGCTATACTGTATTAGACATGACTTACATTCGGATCAAAGTTGAGGCAGATACTCCCGATGAAGGTATACAATTGGGTATTGAAATTATGGATACATGTTCAATGGAGGCAGTATGAATATCCCAAGTTTTGAAAATAAGATTCGGGGAGAATATCGAGCAAGACTTTATGGCTCTGCTGGAGAATTAAAATATGACTCTGGTTGGCGCCCTAATATGATATTAAATCAAGGGCCTTTTAGAATGCTCACTACAAACAATGCCCTAACTCGAATGGCTTTAGGAGACTCTGCAGATGCAGTTGATCCAGCTCAAACAGGTATACAAGGGAGTTATTTAGGCGGAATTAGTTATAGTAATGGTTTTGCTTCTGCTAATTGGTCAACTCCTCCTTATTGGGCTTACAGCCAATGCCCTTGGGTATTTGCACCAGGCGTAGCAACAGGTACTATTCGTGAATTTGCTTTATGTGAAAGTGCTGATGTTACTTCAGCAACTACAGAAGGTGTAATTCGTGTAGTTTTAGATACACCTATTGTTAAAGGTGCTAGTGATCAATTAACAATTGAGCACCGTCTTTACATGTATATGGATACTGCAGTGCAAAGTGGGGTATTAGATGCCTCTGGTGTGTCTTATGATTGGGAAATGGGATGGTACAACATTGATAGTATTATTGGAGGAGCTATTCGCCCTTTCAGCCTTATAACTGCATTTTGTAACGGACCTAAAACATCTGGTTCAATTCCTGTGAATACAAATTTAATCAATGGTGTAATGCCTGTTGATATTTTTTCACTACCTGTGGGGGATGACACAGGGCTTAATTGGAGAGCAGTAAGTTTTATAGTTACTGCAGGATCTCCACCATATATAACTGTCACTTTATCCTCAAATGTAGATCAAATGAATACCACTTTTAATATGACAAAAATAAGACAAGGTATAGATTCTGGCTCTAATCCAGATGCAGGCAGAGTAATAAAGCTTGCAAGAACATCTGATGGGGAACCCTTTACTAAAGAAAATACACATGAAATAACACTACGTTATCGGTTATATTTGGATATATATACGCCATGATTATTGAACATACAATAGGTGTAAAAGGCTTTCTACGTGTACGTTGTATACGCCCAGATGGTCAAGCCAGAATAGATACAGGTTGGTTTCCAAATCTCATTCTGGATGCTGGTCGTAACTATATGGCTACTGATAATTTTATGACAGCTTGCCAGGTAGGAACAGATAATACTGCGCCTAATGTGAATCAAGCAGCATTACTAGGCTGGGTTGCAGGAACGACAACCATTCAGGATACTGATACTGGTAATCAGGTCTCTGTTGAGCCCTATTATGCCTGGAAGCGTAAGCTCTTCCGTTTTCCTATAGGAGCAACTGTAGCTAATTTGACAGAAGTAGGTGTCGGATGGGGTACTAGCGGAAGTACTTTGCTGTCTCGAGCATTTATTCTCGACCCTGTTACCCAAAATCCAACAACAATCTCACCTTTGGCAAATGAGTTTCTAGAGGTGCAATATGAACTTCGCTACTATCCGCCTACTGCAGATGTTGTACTGCCTTCAGTTGTTTTAAATGGAATTACCTATGACACAATTACTCGTGCAGCTGAGGTTAATAGTGAGCACTGGACTAACGGTATTGGAAATAAAATTGTAGCGTCTCCTGCTATAAATTGGGTTGCTTACAATGGTGCTATAGGTACAATTTTACAAAATCCCTCAGGAACATCTGGCGCTGTGAATAATGGCTCAATAGCTACAGCAGCTTATGTAAATAATTCTTATGAAGTAGCAGTCAATGTAAACGTTCCATCCCTAGATTGGAATGTAGCTAGCGGCATACGTAGTATACGTATTCGTACTACTGCGGGATCATTTCAAACTCAATTTACTGCAAATCCAGGTGGTGCACCTATTCCCAAATCAGCAAGCTTCACTATGTTCATGCAATGGAAGCTCTCTTGGACGGCATTTTAATGGCAATCCCCCAAGGACAATTATCTAATCCAGTGGTTCAAGGTTCTCATCTTACTCCAGAAGGCCGTCCCTGGAATCCTCTTGTGTCATATGAACGAGGTCCAATTGCTATTGAAGATACCTCAGAAGGACTCCTCTATCAAAATTGGACTATGGATTACAACTTACTAACTGGAGATTTCATTGCAACTCCTGAAACAGAAGGAGCTGCCAGTATTGCTCATAATGTAGCTAATGTAAGGAATTTTACTTTCACTTTTGATCAAGCTGGTCGAATCTCAATTGCCTATACTGATGATGTATCTACTTATCTTTGGTGGTATGACACTGCTGCTGCACAGACAGTTACAACAGATTTAGGCACTACAGCCATTTATCCAGTAATTTACTTAGACGATAAGCGTGCAAGTCAAAATTCTTTTAATGACATGCTGCTTTTTTATTGTCGTACAGAGGGAGGAGACCCAGAGACTTGGGAGCTCTTTATGTCACTCCAACGAGAACGGTTTATTAACCAATACACGTTGGCTACTGGACTTGAGAGAGGAAAATTAACACAAGTTGGAATGACTGATGAATTAAGGATTCAATTTGTCATTGCTACAACTTTACTTTCAGGATTGCAGCCTGGATTGACTAAGCTTGATCTGCTGGAGGATGCGGCTCAAATTGGATCATCTGATCTTACTGACTTTCCAACCATTACTTCATTTAATACTCTATTTTCAGAAGCAGAAGACGGGCCAGACTTTGAAGAAGTAGTAGATGTCTCAGCAATGGAGCAAATACCTTTTACAAATACTGGAGAAGATACTCGGTTACATATTGTTCATTCAGATGATTGTACACAAGCAATTGTTCTTGTTGTAAATACCATTACAGGATTTGTTTGGGGAGGGTTAACTTATAACAATGCTCCTATGGATCCATCTGCCTATTTATCCTTAAATCTTGGAGTTAGTGATAATGTTCTTTTAATCGCATCTGATACTGGAAATGTTAGAATCAAGAAAGAATTTGAAGAACCACTACCGCCACCAGCTCCACCACCTCCACCGCCACCTCCGAGTTACATAAATCTACCGCGGCAGCATTGGGATAATCTGTCAGCGGGTATGAGTTATAACCAAGTGGTATTGTCAAACTTTACGCAGAGAACCTATGCTCAATTCACCGGGCAAGCTATTGATGCCAATAATTTTACGGAACAGGATTATCGTATCGGTAATGGTGTAGCACTGAAGTTTTCAACAACTGATCCAGATAATAGTGTCACAATTGTTTATGTACCAAGCTGGTTCAGTAAAGCTGCAATTGTACTTACAGATGCTAATGGAGTAATTGTAGATTGGTGTTTTGTATTTAATACTGCTGTAGTAGAAAATGGATCTATTCAGATTCCATCTGATGGTGCAATTTACTGGTTAGTTATGACATCTGATACTGGCATAATTAATGTAAGGAAATTTGATTCGTCATAATAACAGAGACATGTTTTAAGGAGTAACCTATAATGATTGAAAATATGAAAGAAGATGGTAACGAAACACCTATACTTCCTATTCCGAATATGGGATCAACTCCAGAGATAGCAGCACAGGCGGCGGTTGAGGAACAACCAGCTACAGCAACACAGGAAGCACAACCTGCACAACCTGCAACTCCTAGGATACTGGCCAAGGGTGGTTGGAATATTCCTTGGTTCACTGTTGGGTTAGTGTTCCTTGTAGCAATTACCAGCTTTATGGGTGGTTGGGTTTGGAAGGGCGATGAAATGCTGCTAGAGTTCATGATCAGTAAGTTCTTTTTCGTGGTGCCAATGGTCATCGGATCACTTGCGTTCTGGTGGATCCTACGCTGGATGGGTATGTCAACTGGAGTTCCCTGGAGCGAGATATATGATGAACTCAAGAAAGGTAACATGGCGATGGCTCGCTATTTTGGGGCCCGTATTCTTGCTGTTGGCATTGTTGTCGGTGCCTGTGTCATCGCAGGCACAAGCGTTTGAAGAAAAATATGATGACCTCTTTAGGCAATACACAATTCGATATCTGTATGGACTTGTACCGAATGATGATTGGCGTTGGGTTAAGGCACAATGTTATCAGGAGTCTCGATTGAAACCGGATGCTGTAAGTCCTGCAGGTGCGGTTGGATTGTGTCAATTGATGCCAGGTGCTGCACAAGATTTTGGGCTGTCTCCTAGCCAACGCACTGATCCAGAAAAGAATATCAAAGCTGGAGTGCAGACCTTGAGACGAAATATTCGTGTCTGGTTTAAACGTGATACACGTTTCCAACGTCTGCAACTAGGCTGGGCCGGATATAATCAGGGTGCAGGTAATACAATCAAAGCACAGCAATTATGCGAAGGTGCTCAATTGTGGGAAGACATAGTACCCTGTATCCCACAAGTGACAGGTAGACATGCGGCTGAAACAATTTATTATGTGGCTGTGATTCCACGTTGGTATAAAAAATTGGATGAATGTTGGGATCATCGTAACGGTACTCGATTCGATTTCATGGCATGCTAGCAAAATGTTAGTATGAAGTATGGAGATTAAACATGAGTTTTTTGACAAAATATCTTGGTGGATGGCAACTGTATGCAATTATTGCAACAGCTGCTTTATCAGCTGGCTTCTATGGAGGAATGCGTTGGGAAAAGGGAGCAAACCTGGCTGATGCAGAAAGATCTCTTGAAGAGCTCTCTGTTCAAGCACAGGAAGCTCTTGTTACACTAGGTCTACTCTGGGAAGCTGAAGCTTCACGAGCCCAACTACAAGTTGAGAAATGGAATTTACAAAATCAAGCTGATCAGTTGCTTGCGTTAGAACGAATTGCAGTAGAGAATCAATTATGGAGAGAATTTAATGAAATTAATGCAGAGATTGAAATGGTCACTGAATTTGGTATCTGCCAGTTTAGTCCTAATTCTATTAGGTTGCTCAGGGAGTCCAGTGAAAAAGCCCGAGCCGCCAGCATGCCCAAAGATTGAACTAATAGATTTAGATCGTCAAAAGCCTCTTGATGCAATGGGGCCAAGTATAGATTTCCCTCAGATACCCGAGGGATTTGAAGAATGGGATCAAAAACAGCAAGCAGAATGGATTGTTAAAAATTGGTCTCTTGCTGCAGAAGCATATTCTGTATGTGAAGGTAAAAGAACAGGATTAGTTGATTGGATTAACGAATAACCCGTATAATCCCCTAATACACAGTGAGACAGCATATGCCTCAGCATTATGAAAAGCACGAAGACATACAGCATATTGATCTGGAAGATAATCAGATTAAGGTGGATTGGAAAAATCCACCAAAGTTGTCTGATCTAAAGCAGAATTATCAGGATGCAACAAGTCATCATTCAACTCACATTAATAGAGTTAATCACTGGTTAGATAATCTGTATGTAGTTAATAGTGCTGCCCCAAAAGCTCGTACAAACCGTTCTAATGTCACTCCAAAACTTATTCGTAAACAAGCCGAATGGCGTTATGCATCTCTGTCAGAATCCTTTCTATCACACGAAGATCTATTTACTACAGCACCAGTAACCTATGAAGATGTTAAAGCTGCTCAACAGAATGGCCTAGTTCTTAATAATCAATTTAATACCCAGCTGGATAAAGTTGCCTTTATTGATGAGTATGTACGTGCCTGTGTAAATGAAGGCTCTGCTGTAATTCGAGTTGGATGGGACTTTCAAGAAGAAGAACAAGAAGTACCTAACATGGTACTCAAGAAAATTGAAAGCCCCTTTAAACTTCAACTTGTAGAGCAGGGTGCTGCAGCTCTAATGCAAGGACAGGGAGAAGGCATTCCTCCTGAATTACTTCGTACAATCCAATTATCTTTAGAAGCTGGCGAACCAGTTGAATTAGTTCAAGATGGTGTCAAAAAAGAAATGGTCACTATCCGTAATCAACCAACAGTTGATGTTTGTGATTATGGCTCCGTTGTTATTGATCCAAGTTGTAAAGGTGATGTAAAAAAGGCTCAATTTGGTATTTATGAATTTGAAACTAATCGTTCAGATCTTGAAAAAGACGGACGTTATGAAAATCTTGAAAAGATTCAAGTTGAGCGAGCTGCAACTAACACAAGTGACTCTAGCGGATCAATCCATAAAGAAGATATTGGATCTTTTAATTTTAAAGACGAGCCTCGAAAGAAATTTATTGTACAAGAATACTGGGGTTACTGGGATATTGATGGTAATAACAAAGTTAAACCTATTGTTGCTAGCTGGGTTGGCGATATAATGATTCGGCTGGAGGAGTCTCCGTTCCCAGATGGGGAACTTCCATTTGTATTAGTTAAATACTTGCCCAAACGAAAAGATATTTACGGAGAACCTGATGGCGAATTGCTGATTGAAAACCAGAAAATTGCTGGTGCTGTAACTCGAGGTATGATCGACATGCTTGGTCGTTCCGCGGTAGGGCAGACTGGTTATCGTAAGGATGCATTGGATATCACAAACAAACGTCGCTTTGATCAGGGCATGGACTATGAGTTTAACTCACATGTGTTGGATCCCCGACAAGCTTTTTATCAGCATAATTTCCCTGACATTCCTCAATCTGCTCCATTTATGCTACAGCTTCAAAACAATGAAGCTGAATCTTTAACAGGTGTAAAGGCATTCTCTGATAGGGGTATTAGCGGCGAAGGATTGGGTCGCTCAGCTACTGCAGCACGCTCTGCCCTGGATGCAGCTGGCAAGCGTGAGCTGGGCATCCTTCGACGTTTAGCTAAAGGAATCACAGAAGTTGGTCGTAAGATTATGGCTATGAACGCTGTCTTCCTATCAGATCAAGAAATAATTCGTGTTACCAATGAAGAATTTGTCACAGTAAAACGAGATGACCTTGCTGGCAAAGTAGATATCAAGCTACAGATCTCAACCGCAGAAGCTGATGATACAAAGGCTCAAGAATTGGCCTTTATGCTGCAGACTACTGGACCAAATAGTGATCCAGCAGAAGTTCGGATGATTCGTGCAGAGATTGCACGACTTCGTAAAATGCCCGAATTAGCTAAGAAAATTGAAGAATATCAGCCTCAGCCTGATCCATTAGAACAACAGCGTGTAATGCTTGAGATTAAGAAGCTTGAGGCTGAAATTATGGTCCTTGAGAGTGAAGCATTTGAAAATCAAGCTGAAGCAAGACTTGACTTAGCTAAGGCTCGTGAGGCAGAATCTGGGGCAGATTTGAAAGATCTTGATTTTGTTGAACAAGAAACAGGTACTAAACACGAACGAGATGTTGATCGAGTTGGTGCCCAAGCGGAAGCAAATGCACGTTTGGAAAAAGTTAAGTATGACCTTTCAACTAATGCCGGCAACAAAGTCAATCCCTGACGCTGTCCGGCCAAGCTAGGAGAAAGATAGACTATGAGTACTGAAAACGAGATTTTGGAAATTGAATCTGAGATTAGTAATGTTAAGCGTGCCATTAAGCGATTGGATACTCTTAATAGACTAACTGAAACTCCAGAATGGAAAGAATTGATTGAAGAAGGTTATTTGAGAGATGAAGCTGCCCGTGTCGTTGGTCTTCGAGCAGATATTCAGATGCGAATGGCGGGTGAAGTGCAAATGGACTGGTTGAATGATATGTTGACTGGTATTGGCGCCTTTAACCAGTATTTGAACTTCATCCGACAAATGGGTCACAGTGCCAAAGAACAACTAGAACAGAAGCAGGACACTCATGCTGAACTGCTCCGCGAGCAGATGGGTGGTGATCAGTGAGCGGAGACAAGACACCGAATTTCTCAGAAATGTCGGATGAACAGATTTTAAATACAGATCCAACTGAACTTACGTCAGAAGGATCTAAAGAGGTAGCTAACGATAAGAGCGAAGAAGACCCGGAGGCTTTAGCCGAAGGGTCTGATGAGCTCAAATCGGGAGATACCCCAGATGACTCTGGAGAGGATGATCCGGAAACCCCTGAAGAAGCAGGTGGTGCTGATCCTTCAGAAGGTACCGATGATTCGGACCCAGATGATTCTGACGCAGTGGAAGAGGGTGACAAAGACGACACTCAGGATCCATTCGCCGGAAGTGACTCGGAACCCCCCAAGGGCGACCAACCCAAGGATAAGGGCAAAGAGGGCACCCCGGATGATAAACCTGACTCGGACGATGTTAACTACGAAACTGCGTATAAGGAGCTAATGGCTCCCTTCAAAGCTGCAAGGCGAGAAGTTCGACTCGATAATATCGAGGATGCCCGTCGGCTTATGCAGATGGGTGTGGACTACTCAAACAAGATGAGGCAAATGAAGCCACATCTTCGTATCCTTCGTACTTTGGAGAAAGCCAAGCTTACTGATCCCGAACAGGTAAATTTCTTGATTGACCTCAAGGAAGGTAACCCGGACGCGATCAAAAAACTCCTCAAGGAGGGTTCCATTGATCCGATGGAGCTAGACCTCGAGGGCAGCGAGCCTTATAAGCCCACTGACCATATGATTGGAGATACGGAGTTAAACCTGACTGAGGCATTTGATTCAATTTCTGAATCACCGAAGTATCAGGATACTTTAAAAGCTCTTGATCATATGGACACGGTTAGTAAGCAACAGCTGCAGGACAATCCGGGCGTGATTCCAGTAATCAACTCCCATATCGAAGCCGGCATCTTTGAAAAGGTGTGGGGTAAAGTCGAGATGGAAAGGATGCTGGGTCGTTTGTCTGGCCTGTCTGACCTGGATGCTTATTACAAGGTCGGAGAAGCAATGCATCAAGCAGGAGCTCTTGGAGTTCCTGAAGCATCTTCTGCTCCTGGTAATACGGCCCAGGCTTCAGCACAGGGGAATGGATCACCCGCTGGTACTTCCACTTCAAAAGAGCGGAAGGATCAGAAACGTGCTGCAAGCCCCACACGGGGTCGTGCTGCTCAGAGCGGGCCGAAAGTTCCAGACTTCGCTAAGATGTCCGATGAGGCCATTGAGAAATTGGATCTTTCGACCCTATTGTAATGATCATCGAAAAGGAGTAATTGATCATGGCGTTGGAAAATCCTCATGGCTATAACGATCCGGTAGGAGGTACTGACTCAACTGTCGGTCCTCAGATTCGCACGGATTACTACAACCGGCGTGCGCTGGTTGATGCCGCAAAGGAACAGTATTTCGGTCAGTTGGCTGATGTAATCAACATGCCCAAGAACATGGGTAAGACTATCAAACTGTTCCATTATCTGCCGATCCTGGATGACCGCAATCAAGGCGATCAGGGTATTGATGCTGACGGTGTTTCTCTTGCCGCGGACTTCATTGCCGATACGACTGTCGTGGCTGCAACCATCGAGGCTGTTCCGCCCGAAGGCGAGACCCTGTACTTCATGGGTCAGGCTACTGGTACTGATCTTGCAACAGCATTCGGCATTGCCGATGAGATTGCAGAAGGTCAGGCAGAAGCTTATCTTCGTTGGGCAGGTTTCACTGGTGTTGCTTGGGCTAACGTGCAGACCAATGCTGAAACCGCTGGTTGGGTCTTTACCGATCTGACTG